CTTGCTGAGCCTCAGCCGTTAATTGAACCACCTTTCGGTACGCGTCATAACCTTCAGCCGCTTGGCGTATTGATCGAATCAAGCCTGTAAAAATTTCCGTGCTGCCCTGAATCCAAAGCAGTGAATCAGTTAGCTTTTTAAGGTCCGTTTCACCGACTAACCCTAAGTGAGCAAAGCCCCTAGCAAACCGCATAACCGCTTCGGTACCCTCAGAAATCGAGGAAACGATTCTTGCCGTAGAAGTGGAAATTCTTTCGTTCCGTATCAGCGCCTCAGCCGCTGCTTGCTCCCTAGCTGCCCTCTCGCGCTCGATTCCTTGCAAGGCCTCACTTACTGATCGGGTACGCTCCCTCGAAGCTTGCTGGGCAAACTTGGCGTCAGCCTTTTCGCGATTCTCGACAGCCTTAACCGCTGCCATCTCCAGTTCATGGATCAAAACCACTTCCGCGTCAGTGATCGAATCCGCATCGGCTAGCCCCTTCTTGCGTAATTCTTCGACCGCCTGGAAGTATTCCCGCATCGCGGTTTCTTCGTCCTGCAAGGCCTTGGCGTGTATCGCCTTTTCCCTCTCGAATCCAGCACTAGCGATAGACTCACGCTCAGCCATGAGTTCTTCATAGCTCATGGCCTGAATCTCTTGAACCGCGTCCTGAGCCTGCTGGGATTGGGCTAGCCTTGCTGCTTGCTGCTGGTAGTAGGCTTGCTCTGCCTGGGTCGTCTGATCGATAAACTGTTGAACGGCATTCTGCGAAACACCGCTGGAAGCTTGGACCCTACTAGATGCCTGAGCCTGACTCTGAGCGATTGCCGCTGCTTGATTGGCTGCCGCTGCTTGGATCGCTGAATCTACCGCAGACTGCTTCGACTGAATGTCGGCCGCGAACTGCTCCACCATGGCCTTAGCCTGTGGATCGACCTGGGCCTTCAAAACAAAGACTACTCCGCGTTCCGCGTTTTCAGCCATGCCGTGGATGCTCCGAGTAGTAGGTTCTGGGTTTCTTGCCGTGCTATTCGCTGATCGATTTCGTAAAGCTTACCAAACGTCTCAGCAAGCCACCAATCACGCCGTTCGGACTCAGTAAGGCATGAGCCACCCGAAGCCCTCGAAGCGTTGTACAAATCGATTACCGAACGCTGCTGGGCGTTTAGGTCCGGCTTTTCATTGTAGTGCCCCTTTGCACACCCGATAGAAGCCTCGCAAGGTGTCTTTCCCCTGCGTAGATCGTAGCCCTCACCTGATCGGGCCTTGATCGGTTCGCCGGTTTCCTCGTCGAACATGATCCGCCGGCATAGATCGCATGGCCTAGCTGCTAAGGCAGGATTAACCAACCCTAGCTGATAGGCAATCAGGATTTTTTTTGCTCACCCTCAGGCGTTCCGGTTTCGCCTTCCTGTATGTATTCATCGGGGATCTTGTCCGATGGTTGGGCTTGAAGGATCAAAAGATAGATCGCGTTCAAAATCGGATGGTTGAGCATCCGGATATTTTCTCGATTTACTTCCGCTTCCCATGCCCAGGAAACCAAGTACTTTTCGATAAACCCTTGCATCGACTCGATTACCTTATCGGTGTCCGAAGCAATCCGCTTGAACGCCGCGTACTGAGCCTCGATTTCCTTCGGAGAAGGCTTTCGGTAGCGGATAAAAATCTCAGGGTGTAAGCCCTCTTTTTCAGCCTTGAAAGCAGGGAAGTCTACACCAGCACGAACGAAAGGATCTTTCCAGGACGACATAGGGAAACCTTAGGAAACGAAAAAAAGGGGCCAAGTAAACTTGAGCCCCCATCATACAAGATTTCCGACAGCGCGTTAGCTCTTAACTACGTGTAGCTGATTGTCCGCAGTCGTCGATCCTGTGTTAGCCTTGCGGAATGCCTCAAAGGTCAGGGGCATATTGATTCGACCGGTAGCCGGAACCGTTGGGCCGCCTGCCATGTACTTGAGATTCCCAAAGTTAAAACTGTAGGTAGTCGTCCCATCGGACACAGCTAGCGAAGCCTCAGCACCAGCTAGGGCAGCATCGTACAGGGCAATCGTATCTGATCGCAGGGCACAAGTAACTTGCAATTGAACTGCCAATCCCTGGGACTCGAACCGCGTCGGAGTGATCGCGTTTTCGTACTGGTTCGGGTCTAACTGGTTATCGACCGACAGTCGGAACGATTGCATTTTGTAGGCTGTCGAATTGTAGGTCAGGGTGCAATCAGACAGCAAAAACGCCGTACCGCAATCAGGAACCACCGCAGGCCATGAGGACCCGAACGTGGTTTCCAGTTCCCCGACGCAAGCGAAATTCCAGTTGAGATACTGCGATTCCTGCCCGGACAGTTCGAACGATGAAATCCGCTGCTTGCTGTACTGGTAGATCGCCGCGACCTTATCAACCCAAGCATACCATTCCGCGATAGTTTCGCCGGGAATCCATGGGCTAGCGCCAGTGGTTCCAATAGCCCTAGGCAGAAACCAATCGATTTCAGCCACTGACAAAAAACCAGAAATGTTCCCACCGCTTTTGTCCGTCGCGGTTCGCATTCGGCATGAGGCACGCTGACGAGTTCCACGGTGCCCCATGTGCATCAGGTTGGTACGCTGACCGACAAGGCTACACTCGTTAAAGGCTACCGCCGTACCCGAAGCGATTGTGGATGTATCGCCAACGATAATGCGTGATGCAGTCGATTGACTCATAGCTGATTCTCCTTGCCAAATATCTTAGAGGGTAGTTGCTCACCCGTTGCCGTACATTGGGCCTTCAGGTGATCGGAACAAAAACGAATCCTCAGGCTTGGGATAGTCCGATGCCGGTTCAACTGAGGCAGGATTGAAGCGAAAACACGCCTTGAAAAGCTTCCTGGCCTCGTCCTCTGTTTCGCACCTTGCTAGGCGTTGATCGACCACGAACCAACCGTCGATTACCGCCTTGGTCACTGGAAACGTTTCCACTTTTTCCAACCCATCCGAGGCCTCATTTGCTGGAAACGTTTCCACTTTTTCAGACTCAGGAACCGCGTTTTTATTGGCTTTTGCCATGATTCTACAAACTCCTTGCGTCAAGTCGATTTATCAAACAACGAACCGAAACCACTACCGATGACGCATCATAACCGCCCTCGAATGCTCCATCCACAAAGGGCGTAGCGTACTCAATATCCGTGGCCTGAATTGTGGTAGCTGGGAACTTCCCTGCCGTAGTCGCAGCTGTTAGCGCAGCTTGGGCGGTGGTTCGGAGCGATAGGGGCATAAACCCATGGGACTTCCTGCCGAAAATATTTTCTACTCGCTCGATAGCTCCAAGGTGATCGGCAAGCCCTCCGCTTAGGTCCCCGTCCCCCTGATCAACCACTAGCACCAGGAATCTGAAGATCCGCTCATCGATCTGGCTTTCCTGCTGGCCGTCGCGGGTTTGCATCGGGACTACGTGCCCCCCAGGTTGCCATGATCGCCCTCGGTTGTAGGGTTTCTTACGCAGGCTGAATACTCGCGCCGATAGGTCAGAATCCGCGTTTAGCGTCGCGACGATCCCATCCCCGATGATTTTTATTCTTGATCCGAGCATCCCGTTAGTTCCTGAATGGTAGCGTCATCATCGTGCCAAAGTTCCTGGCCTAGTTCTACACGTTGCAAGTAGACTTCGACCCGTTCCTTAGATCCTGGGATCGTTTTCGTTGGCGTTGGTTTCGTTAGGTTGGGTTCCGGCAATCCATCCGGTTCTTCGTCGATGTCCATCGATTACCCCTTGATTCGATTGTGTACTCCGTCCGCAAATTCCTCAGTAACTCTATCCACGTAGGAACCATGAAGCCATACAAAAGGCCTCGCGGGAATCCTTGCCGTTCCATACTGTTGCCATGGAGCATAAAACAAATCGGTTCCGACCGTTAGGCTAGTTTGGGTGATTTCTTCGATGCGGTTCGATGCGCTCCGAGACTCCAATGAAAAAATCATCGCACCAGTCCACATCAGCAAAGGGTGTACGCCCATCTTTTTTACTGTGTACGCCGAATGAGACGCCCAGGCTTCACCGCTTGATGATGTCTGCCGGTCGAAATTGCTTCCAAGTCCCTCGTTGATCGGTTCTACTAGGGTATCGAAAACCTGCGTGTAATCGCCCCCAAATAGCTCGTTGGCAAACGCTCCAATAAGTTCTGACGCATCCGACGCTAGATAATCGATCATGGATCTTTGGTCGTCTTTCGGCATTGGCAACGCCACTGGGAAAGATCCTCAGTCCTCCGAAAAGACTTGACGATCCAATCGGTATCGAACGCAGCGAACTTATCCCCGATAGCTGGCTCGATGATCTGGTTCGTTGTATCAACCAGGGTTTCAGCCCAAACGACAAAAACGATATCTGTAGGCTCAAAGCCTACTGTAGATGCTGCGATTGCCACCTCCCTATCAGTCAATGCCGAGCGCTTAGCCTTGGCAACGTTCGCCGATGCCGTTTGGCTCGTGTACCGTTGGGGACCGAAGGAAAAGGTAAGATCCTCTATGCCATCCAAGTACTGCCAATCGTCTTGGTAATCGACCGAAAGCAAATTCGGTACGATCCCAGACCCAGGCGTAACCGATCCACCTGAGCAACCGAAGAACGCACAAAATGTTGTGACTACAGGCATAACTAAACCTTGGTAATCGTTACCTGAATCTGGTTCGCTGGACTCGTCCACATTTGAACGTCACCGTACTGAAACAGGTTTACGGTCAGTTCGCTTACTGCTGAGGCAGCTATCGCATCTGCATCAATCGCATCAGTAGCAATAGCCGCAGCGTTGATCCAGTTTGCCGGTGCCGTTGCCCCGAGGGTAGTCAACCAATCACCCTTGCCATTAAGTGATCCAGCCGCAAATTTAGCCGCCGTTAATGCCCCGTCAGTGATAGCCGCAGAATTGATCCAATTAGCAGGGGCATTCGTTCCGAGAGTCGTTAGCCAATCACCCTTGCCATTAAGTGCACTCGCCGCAATCGCTCCCGCATCAATCGCACCGTCCGCAATCACCCGCGCCGACACCGCACCGCTTTCGAACGCATCCTCAGGAATCGAATTAGGTTGGCAATCGTGCAAGACAGCCGCGGCATAACCTGTTCCGCTTATCCCCAACGCTCCAAAGTTGCTTGGAAACGTCACGCCGCTAATCGAGCCAACTGAGCCGCCGACATTGCCCGTAACCGAGCCAACCGAGCCTGATAGGCTGCCTGTAATGCTGACCGTCCAAGCAGTCACCAAAGCCAAGCCATCGCTTGCAAGTTTGTATCCGGTCTTGTCCGTCACGGCTTGAGCCAGCGCGACAATTCGCCCATCGACCAATGCTGCTGGTAGTCGCGATTGGATGTCCTGCGTGTCGGTTTTAACGTCCGTTGCTGTCTTGATCGTGGTCCCTGATAGATTGACGGTTGAGGTCGGATTGGCAATCTTGCTCTGATCCGTTCCTGCATGTCCCGCCGTCGCACTCGCTGAGGTCACCACCGATTTCTCAGCCGGTATGCAACCAGTCTTGTAAGCCACAACAGCAAACGCCGTGTAATCGGTTTCAGCCTGCGTTGGAGTGTAATAGACGATGCCCGATGTCGCACCATAGGAAAGCGTACCGCTTCCCGCTGTTTCGCTTCCGCCTTCAGGACGAACGACGATCGAAACGCCAGCCGTTTGAACTGCTCCGTCACTGATCTGAATTACCGCTCCGATTGACAATCTCGGGGGGCTCGCCGCATTTCGTGGATACATTAGAAACCGCCTCCAATAACTTGTGATTGTCGTCTTGCCCAATAAGCCTTGAATCCCGCAGCCTGCGCCACCGCATATCTTCGCCGTGGTTCTTGTCGACCAAACCAGCCTGGACCAAGGCGGTAGAGAGCCAAGTGATCCGGCATAGTCAAGGCTCGCCCGAACATATTTATTTCCGCGATTTGTCCAACCCATTGAGCACCAAAAAAAGTTCGGCCAAATCCCCAGTTGCTCCCTAGTCCTGGGTCGAGGGTTTGCGACCCTGATTGACTTCCCAGGTCTCTGTGGTCAACAAAACACGTCATCGCATTCGTGTTAGGTCGTGTAATGGTCGCAAAGTGCCAATTTCCGTCGTTGCAAGCCAAGCCTGTAAAATAGCTTTCTGCCCCCGCGAAACCGTAAACCGCGCCGTCT